TTAATAGAATTCAACAAGCTATGCTTCATGAATTAAATAAAATTGCAATCGTCCATCTTTTCTTATTAGGTTTTAATGATGATTTAAATAACTTTACATTAACGTTAAATAACCCTTCAACACAAGCTGAGATGCTTAAGATTGAACAAACTAGAGAAAAGGTTGGATTGTATAAGGATGCAGTTAGTGATGCTGGAAATGGCTTCGCTGCTATGTCAATGACAAGAGCTAAAAAAGAAATATTAGGTTGGAGTGAAGATGAAATTAAACAAGACCTTATAGAGCAACGTATTGAAAAAGCGGCTGCGGCTGAATTAGAAAATACTCAAAACGTAATTAAACATACTGGATTCTATGATAAAGTTGATAGAATTTACGGTGATATGGATGCGGCTAGAGACGGTGGTCAAATACCTGAAGAAGGTGAAGCTGGAGGCGATGCTGGCGGCGGTGGAGCTGGTGGGTTCGGTGGCGGATTCGCTGATGCTGGGGGTGATTTAGGTTTAGACGATACCGAAGAAGATACTGGAGGTGATGAAGGTGGAGAAGACCCATTTGGTGGAGTTGAAGCTGATGCTGGAGGTGATGAAGGTGGTGAAGACCCATTTGGTGAGAATAAGGTGAATAAAGGTAAAATCATAACAGAGCGTAAAATAACGAAAGTAGCTAAGGGTATTAGTACTAAATATCTTGAAGCTTTAGGTAAGACGCTCATAAGTGAAGGTGAAACTGCAATTCATAGAGTTAAAATTTATGATGATAATGTTAGAATAAATGATAATTTAAATACGATGATAAATGAAATCGATAAGAAATTAAAAGATAGTTAGACTTTTACCGTTTAATAAGGATATTTATTTAAAAATATATAATAATGCGAAATTTTGGAATAATTAATGAAACGTTTAAGGATATCCTTATTGAGGAGATTGGACTTACTGATAGTAAAAATAAGGTAATGTTTAGTAAGTACGTTAAAGAATTGAAATCTAATAATGTACTTAGGACCCAATACCATACCTATAATAATATTGAAAATAAGGTTGAAACTGATAAGATTAAATCTTTAGAATATATAAAAGAGTCAATTCTTTTATTAAAAAAAATAGGGGTAAAGGAGATAATTAAAGAAAACGAAAAACTAGTTAAATTTTTAACCAAAAATGGTTATGAGCTAACTAAAGATTACAAACGCAAAGAATTACATGAGAATTTACATAAAATGATTGTAACTGATAAAAATACTAAAAATTTAGATAGTATATTAGAATCAGCTTACTTCATTAGTGATTACATGGTAAATAACGCCGTAGTTTTAAAAGAGAGTAGTAAATCATTCTATTCTAATAAAGCTGTTGGTACCATTATGATTGATAAGTATAATACTAAATATTCTAATATAAGTGAATCAGAAAAATTAATTATAAAAACTATAATTAGTGGTAATGTAAAAGATAAAGAAGAGCTTTATAGTGGGATGGTTAAAGAATGTATTGAATTAGTTAATACTCAACTTAAGGAGTGTAGTATTGATGAAAAGGATAAATTACTACAAGTTAAAGAAAAATTACTAAGATTATCATATGTAGAACATGAGTTTTTAGTTGAAATAGATAAAATAATCAATTTAAAAAATAATTTAAAATAATATGGTCAATACAATACTATTAGGAATGGATTTAGCGATGTGGTTGGTGGAACAAGCTCCAGTCATAGTAGTGATGGGGGCTGTAATATATTGGTTACAAGCTAAGCTTAATAAAGCTGAGGAAGATAAGGATACATTAGCTAGAGATGTAATTAAATTAACCATGCTTTGGGAAGAAAAGAGTGGTGAATTGGAAGAGAATAGTACTAAAATTAAAGAACGAATTTTAGAATTATTACAAGATATCAAAACGTTAATGACTAGAAATTAAATGTTTTTAAATGAATATACTAAATAATATTTTTAACGGGAAGAATGAGAATTTTTATAAAGCTAAAACTAAATTAAGTAATGCTAAAAAAAGATTCAACGGTTTCGTAATAGATTTTCCAGATGTTACGTCTGATGAAATAATGTTCATAAAAGACCACTGGGAAAAACTACCAAATAATCTTGGTACTGGGGTTAAGATAATGGCATTGAATTTCAATAGTGAAGTAAAATTACTATTAACTTCATATGCCCCAAATTCTTATATTTCACCACATAAACATTTAGAAGAATATGAAGTAAGTGAAATATTAAAAGGTAGTTTAACTAATAAACTAACTGGAGATAAGTATAAAGTTGGGGATAAATATAAATTTGAGCCAAATGAAGTTCATTATTTACAATCATCAAAAGATGGTTGTTTAGTTCATTCAGCATTAACTACGAATAAGACGTATAATTCTCACCATTTATCTAAAAAAGATAAAAAAATGCTTATTTCAGCATAATAAAATAATAAATAAAAAATATATGCCTGGTAATTAAATGGTTAAGTCAGTTGACTTAACCATTTAATTTACTTATATTTAATAAAACAAATATATGGGTTATACTAGAGGAACTGAAATAAAAAATAACGAATTAAAAGATTATAACGTATCATTTGGTACGATAGATAAAACTAATCCAAAATCCTTATACATTAAGATTAGCGCTTGGGGTAACCCAATCTCAAATGATAATAACTACGGACTTATAGTTCGTAGATTAAATAAAAAAGTTAAATCAGAAATACACCTTAACATTAATAAAACCCTTTTTAATCATAATAAAACTATGGTTAATTTAGACATGAGAGAGTCTGGTATTAAGAAAGGTAAATCGAGCTTTATGAGTTGTGAGATAACATTATTCCAATTAGATGAATATGATTTAAAGGATGAAATATTAAAAAATGGTATCGATGAAATTATAAATATAGCTATTAATAAAGTTCTAAAACCTAACGAAAGTTTCAAATTTTACAAAAAAAAGATAATTGCTAATGAAAAATTAAAAGCCTAATCCAAAAGATTAGGTTTTTTTTGTGTTTATCTGCATATTTATTGAGAAACGAATTATATGTCAGATTTTAAAAGGATAAGAAGGGAAACAAAAAAAGTTGGGTTACTGATAGAAGGGGATGCTGGGTATATTGAACCTAACGATTTACGAAATAAACCATTTCTTACTGAAATAAATAAAGTTGGTAGCGGTAAAGCAATCATGATAGAACCATTAGTATTATTCGTAGTACTACAAAAATACGGAGTTAAAAATAAAAATGGTAGAATATACCCTGAAGCTATATTAAGGCGAGAAGCAAAAAACTACGAAGTATTAATTAAAAATAGGTCAGCTGTAGGTGAAAGCGACCATCCAGAAACTGCCGTTATTTCTAATAGCAGAATATCACATGAAATAAAAAAGATTTGGTGGGAAGGCCATACATTGGTTGGTGAGATAGAAATCATCATGTCCCCTGGTTTTATCAATCAAGGTATTATCTCTTGTGAGGGTGATAATATAGCTAATATGCTTAGAAAAGGTATTCGTGTTGGAGTGTCATCAAGAGGTGTTGGTTCATTAGATGAAATAGGTGATACGTTATTAGTGCAAGAGGATTTTGAATTAATTTGCTGGGATATTGTTACAAGTCCAAGTACTCCTGGTTCTTATATGTTTAATAATAGAGCTGAGGCTCAACCATTTATGGAATCAGAAATCAAAACTAAAGGCTTATTGATTGACGATTTAAATGAATTTTTACTATAAATTAAAAAAAAAAACAAGAAAAAGCGACTTTTTGTTAAAGAGAAACATATTTATTAACAAATGTATGAGTAATACTCATGCTATAAAACAATTAAAAGATGAAAGACCAAAAACAGTCTATAATTAAAGAAGCAATAGCGGAATACGAGTTAATACAAAAAGTATTAAAAGAAAACACTAAAGAAATACTTCGTTCTGTAGCGAAAGAAGAAATTACTAGTACGCTAAACGAATCCTTAAATGAGGATGATTATGATATCGAAGATATCGAAGATGACAACGCTGAAGACGTTGGCAACTTACCAGTCGCAGACAGCGGTGCTGAAATGGGAGAACCAGAAATGGGAGAACCAGAAATGGGAGAACCAGAAATCGGTGGAGGCGAAGAACTTGGATTAGATGATATGGGTATGGACTCTGTGGAAGGTAGCGAAGACTACGCAGCAGAAGAAGGTAGCGAAGACTACGAAATGGACATGACAAGCGCATCAGACGAGGAAGTAATCTCAGTTTACAAAAAGTTAAGCGGAGAGGACGAGATTGAAGTTATATCTCCTAGTGAAGTTATTATTACTGACCCAGTTTCTGGAGCAGAATATAACGTTAAATTAGGTGGAGGTAGCATGTTAGACCAAGGTGAAATGGATATGGATGGAGAACTAGGATTAGGCTCAGAAATGGGAGATGATTTAGGTGAACCAGAAATGGAAGATGAATTAGGGTTAGACGCAGAAATGGGCGGTGAAGAAGAACTTGGAGAACCAGAAATGGGTGACGAAGAACTTGGAGAACCAGAAGTGGAAGCTGAACCAGAAATGGGAGGCGAAGAATCTGAAGAAGGTGAAGAATCTTACGAAGAGGAAGAAGAAGAAGATGAATTAGGTGAAGGTGTTGTTTATGAAATTGAATTATCAGATGAGGATGAAATCGCTGAAGATATTATCAGAACTAAAGGACACGATAAAGAGTTAGTTAATACTGCCGCTCCAAATAGTGGTGATATTGAAGGACAAAAAGCTCCTAATGATAAAGATTCAGGAGATAACCTTGTAGGTGGATTTAAAGATGACGCACAAAATGGTAGTGGTGATGCTCACGCACAACACATCATGGAAGACGACTTAGATGAATCTGAAGAAGTTATTGATGAAGCTGAAGAAGCTTTAGAAGAATCAATCCCTAAAGGAAATGGTGAGGCTCGTAGAGTTCCAGGACAAGCGGGAATTGGACAACCAGTAGGAACTGGAGCAAAACATGTACCAGGCGTAGCTGGCGGTAAATTAAAAACTGAAGCAATGGCTCAAAAATACAACAAATTATTAGCTGAAGCTAAAAAACTTAAATCTGACAATGATATGTTTAGAACGTCAATGAAAGATTTTAGAAAAATGTTAGGTGAAACTGCTGTATTTAATTCAAACTTAACTTACGTTACAAAATTATTCTTAGAACACTCTACTACTAGTACAGAGAAGAAACAAATTCTAGGAAGATTTGATAATGAAGTTGGAACTATAGAGGAATCTAAAAAATTGTATAAAAAAATTGTATCTGAATTAGGTAGTAAAACACCATTGAAAGAATCAGTTGAAACTAAATTTGTTGGGAGTAAAACAACAAGCCAATCAACTCAATTAAATGAGAATAGAGCTTATGTTGACCCTAGCCAAAGTAGAATAATAGATTTAATGAATCGTACAAAAAGATAATTAAATCAAAATAAAAAAGAATAAAAATAAAAATAAATATTATGTCAAATTTTTTAACATCAAATAAAGTTGGAAATATCGGTCTTAACCATATGAAAACGATTCGTGAAAATACCATTGGAAAATGGGATAGCTTAGGGTTCTTAGATGGACTTAAAGGTCACGTAAAAGAAAATATCGCTCAATTATATGAGAACGAAGCGTCTCACTTATTGAACGAATCAACTGGAACTGGAAGTTCTGGTTCATTTGAAACAGTTGTGTTTCCTATCGTAAGAAGAGTATTCTCTAAATTATTAGCGAATGATATCGTTTCTGTACAAGCAATGAATATGCCTATTGGTAAATTATTCTTCTTCGTACCTCAAACGTCTTCAAGATATGATAATGTAACTGATGCATACGGTAACCCACATACAGATGGTTCTCAATTTTCTGCACACACTTCAATGGGTGCTGATGGTTTACCACTTGTAAAAGGAGCAACTGCTGGTTATGTTGTAACTGAATACTTAGCAAAAAATCTTTATGATATCTATTATAATGATGGCTTATTTGATGCTTCTAAAGGTGAAATCACAATTAAAGCTGGTGTAGCTGATGTTGTAACTTTAGGTGCTGGTGGTGTTTTCACTACTATTACTGGTGCTACTGCTTTAGCAACAGCTACTGATGGAACTGTAAGAAACTTTATGTTGAAAGTAACTGGATTCGGTTCTACTCAAAAAGGTAGAATGAACGGTCCTGATGGTAACACAATGGATACTGAATCTTTCTTAGCTTCTTTAAAAATTGTTGAAGATGGAACTGCTGCAATAAATGACCAAGATGGTAATGTAATTATTCCACTTGGAGGTGAAATTCCATTTAGATTAGTAACTCAAAAATACGGTAAAGGAATCGTATCTTATGATGAGATTTGTGATTCATTAGGTGATGTTTACTTAGAAGCTGACCTTAGTCACCCAGTGGCAACTGACGGAACATCAACACATGATGGTTATGTTGGAACAACTGGTGTAACTGTAGCATCTGGTGTAACTGTAAGCGTATCTTGGGCGGAATATGCAGATTTAGAACT